CTCTAATTAGAGAATTGGGGGAATGTTTCCCCAAAAGCTTGGGGAGGTGATTTAACTACCTCCCCGGTGCCCTATCTTTAGTTAGAGTTACAAGCGTAATGGCCCTTTCAGACCACTTAACTGGAAGGTTATCCCAATCACCACCAAAGAAACTTGTACGTTTCCTCAGCTTAGGTTGAGAGTGCCTGTAACTGTACCCTTCACTATGATGTACTGGTGAAGGATCCTCCCCAAGCCTGAACGGTACAAGTTCCCATGCGCAATAAAGCACGTAGGGAACAGTAAAGTCAGGTACTATCTTGTCAGGGATTGCTTGAATGGAGTGGTAGAAGTAACCACACCATGTCTCCGCATTGGATCCGCGGAAACGCATTCCTTTACAAGGCCTGCTTGGTTTTGCAATGTCGAAATCGGCATGCAAGCCCCCATCTCCCACGGAACGTGGGATAAGGAAACGTTTATCTCGAGGAATTCGAGATATACACCAGGCATGAACATCACGAATGGCATCAACGCAAGGGGGATTAGGAACCCCTGACGCATCCGCAGCTCTCTGAAACGTCTCGCACATCGCGAGCGTAGAGTTCGTGATATAATACATATCAAGTAGAGATGTAATTCTCTTCTTGATAAGTAGGGGACGAACATTAGTGCCAGTGAACCAGTCCGAACCACACGATTCGTAGAAAACACCAGAAGTAAAGCTTTTCTCCTGGTTAATCGTGAGTCCGGCAAAGGAACATGACCTCGAGAAGAGGTCAAACGCGGCTTTGGGGAGTATTACATCATCCCCGTACACGTGAAGATTATCCCCAGTTGAATAGGGGATTTTCAGCACAGAGCAAGAAGAGACCGCCAGTGCATAAAACACTAGCGACTCGAGCTCAAAAGTGTACCCATTGCCCATGCTGGTAAACTTGTGAAAGTTATACCAGTTCCCCTCAGCTAAATACTGAGGGGCCCGGGCATGGTCTAGCGCTATCACCCAGTCGATGGGTAATAAGTCTAGAACAAGCATATACGATATTGTGTCACTAGCTGACGAGAAGTCAACAGTGCACAACCCTTCATCCATTGCCTTTTGGGCAAGAGACTGATTGACGTCTTGCGATCGGAGATTTACACCGAATCGTGAAAGACGTTTTCGTATATAAGATCCGAAACCTTTCTGATACATACCATTAAGTAATGGCTCTATACAGATTGGTCTATCGGTCTTCGCATCCTTAGGCACAAAAGATAGCTCCGACCCAGGAACAGTAAAAACACTGTGGACACCATCCGGTATCCAACCTGGGAACTCATGCAGGAAATCCTGCAAGATCGGAGTAAATGCGTAGGAGCACTCTAGAGCGGATGACAATTTCTTATACACGGAGGTATCCCCGCGTACACCGAAACTAGCACCAGGGCCAAATTTGAAATCCAGGTCTTCGAAACACGGAACGTCCCCTAGGATGGTAGCAATTTTACGCCGAGCAAGGTGGAATACCTCGCTGACGTCATGAGAGGGGGTAAAAGCCTTCTCATGAGCATACCATTTTTGGAAACGCTCGTTAGTTTCGAGACACTGGACTTCAGCCTCTAGAAACTTACCGATCGCGGTTTTTCGGCGATCGATACCCGTGTCTAAGTAAGGATACTTAGATAGGGCCTTCACAGCTTGATAATCAAGTGCGAAGGAAAGAGGATTATGGTAGTCCGACGGACTAATAGCCTTCTCGACAAGTTGCCTATACTCTCCATAGCGAAATAGAATCTCGCATGAGAGAGAAACAGGCGTGTCAATGGCTTCCCAAAGTTTCTGTGCCCAGACGAGCTCTGAGAGACGCATGCGCGCCTCTCTTTTATATTGCTTGCGCATATATAAAGACCCTTATCAAATGGATCAGTAAGCCAGTTCGAAGTCTTCGAACATGGAGGTGACGAATGGATTCGCCAGCAAACCTACCCAGTATTTCTGGAGGTCCTTACGATCCTGGAGAGAACACCGCTCAGGAAGAGTGATGATCAGCTCGCCAACGGGACGGTAGCTCACAGTCGGTGCTGGCGCAATGCCAGTTACCGTAGAGTTAGTCACGTTTTCGAGCTTCGGGGTTTCAAGCTTAATCATAAGCTTGATATTGCGGTTCCCTGTTGCGGGATTGCCGGTCGGACGCCTCATCGACATAGTCAGCTTGTTAAAGCCGATATATTGAGAGGCCGATCGGTCTTCCCACACAGCCATATCTGTCGCCGTCTTTGCAGGGGCGAAGGTATGTGCTACGGGAGCCACTTGAGCATCGTCTATAACGATGTTGGCAATATTAGCCATTTCTAAGATCCTTTTGAAGGATTGAGGAACTTCTATCTATTCAGAAAGAAGGAGGTTAGTAGCGCCATACCACTCGCAAGTTGTGTTTTGCTTAATGAGAGGTCTGGCACCAACAGTTGATAGTCCGGAAAACCGCTAAAGACCCTTCGGTCTTTAAACAATTCACGCGAACTAGCTTTGGTTTTCCACCCAGGGTAGCCAGGTATGTCTGTTGACTGCTTGGCAACACCCGAACCTTTAACGTACGTGTAACCGTAAAGGCTTTTTATACCAGGTGGGGGTACAACCCCTCTCAAGAAATCTCCGATCGGTAAGAACCAATCGACGACAAAAGAGAATGGAATAAGTTCCCAAGTCAAAGCGACTGGGTTCACTACTCCAACCTGATCTAAGGTGAAAAGAAGAGGATTATCCACTAAGAATACATACTTAGCGGTCCCCTTCATCGCCCCTAATGTTTCACCTTCATAGTAAACATACTTAGCTTTACTGTGAAACTGAACTTTATGACTGGCGCGCACAACATGGAGCGGGATTTCCGGTTGCCCGGAACCCAGAGCCTCCATAGCGCCATAAACGTCATTCATTATGGGACGAACACCATAGGTAAAACCTAGCCAAGCATCTGCGGCAGCTCGTGCCGTATCAGAATACCGGTCATTTCGCCTTCCAGTTACAACACGGAGGGCTTCCGAAAAGTTAAACTTCCGGACTGCTCTATACAACCGAGCAGATTTGACCATGGCGCTTGAGACGAGTTTCGCAGTTTCACGATACTCGCCTAATGAATTTCCCAGATCAATCGGGGAATTCCGCACGCCATTAGCTAGCTCATTCAACAGGATTTGGTGGATTCGGTCGATACTATCGAACGAAGATCCAGACACGCCACCTGCTTGTAAGGTATACTTACCTTCAACGCAAGAAGCGTACAACGTCTGAAAACCACTACTGTAACGTTCATTGCGAAGCCCGTTGTATGTTTCCACATACGGAGCTTTGCCATCCTCTCGCCGCCAGAAATAACTATTCTGGGGTAAGTGGAGTCCTAACCTGATCAACTCCTTGTAGTTGGCCGTTCTGACCGACGACTCGGAGTAGTTACCCCAAGCACTGGGGTAAGTAGGGCTAGGAAATGAGTATACAGACCTGTCCATGAGTTTACCTAATGCGGCATGGGGGCTCG